AGGCCATCGTTGAGAATCCCTTCGATGATGTCGCTAATGTAGCGGTGTTCGATCACGATGCCTTTCTTGCCCCAATACTGGGTTTCCTCGGTGAGAGAGACACGCTCCTCCACCCAATCGTCTGCCGCCGCGGTGAGTGGCGTCAGAATGAAAATGCTGTTCGCGTTCAGGACTTGGAAGTCGACATCCTCAGGCTGGCTCCTGAATTGAAAGCCAACCCGGCCCATTGCCTTCGGCGTCGCAGTCCACCCAGACCTGAATGGTTTTGCCGTTTCGTTCGACGAGAAAGCCGAAGCTTTCTTCGCCGCCCTCGGCTACTGATCTGATGGCGTTCACGATCTTGCCGCCTGAAAGTTTCTTGTAAATCTCTTCGGTCATGAATTTGGCATTGGTACTCATGTCTATTCCTCGTAGTAGCCGTCGAACCAATCGCCGTGCTTGCGCGTCCGTGCGCGCGCTGCGGCGTTGGTGCAGGTCGTGCAGAGACAGGCCTGTTTCAATGGTTCGCTTGCGGGATTGCAGATGCCCATCGGCACCTGCTTTCCCGTGAAAGAACCGAACGATCTTGTAGGTACTCATTCCGCCTCCAGCGAGGCCTTGACCTCGTCGATGGTGGGGAATATTCGGCCGAACTTATTTGCTTTGGCTGCGCCCTTGACGGCGTATCGGTAACCATCGCCGTTGACCTTTTCGATATAGCCCACAAGCTTCTTGTCGACATACACAGCGATACCCCACTTGGCCAATTTGTTCGGATACTCTTGGTAGGTAATCATGTCAGTCATCCTCGTGGTCAGCGACAGGATAGTCGGACGGGTCAGTCTCCGATGGCCATGCGTTGCGGATGCTGCTGTAGATATCGTTGTACTGATCCTCGTCGAACACGCTCTGCAGCCCTCCCTCTTCCTCGCTGTCGGTGATGAACTTGCGGATGCAGCGATCAAGCGGCCACGAGTCGGTGACCTTTTCCTTGGCCTCCCACTCCCAGAACCTAATGGCGAGTTCCTCGGCCTCTATGGACCACTCCAGCTTTCGCTGGTTGTTTACCCACAGTTTGATTTGAACAGTCATGATTTCTCCTGCAGCGATGCGACTGCTCGCTCTGGTAGTTTGTATCGACTGCCGCCATGCTCGGCGAGAATCGGATACTTCGGACGGTTCGGCTTGAGGCCGACTAGTTTGTATTTCTTGCCGCCGTACGTGAACTCTTTGCCAAAGGAATCGGCTGGCAGGTTGAACAGGAAGTGCGTCTCTTTGAATTCCTCTTCGTTCAGGTCGACGCCATCAAGCACGAACTCCACCTTGAAGGTGACCGAGTTGTCCTGGTAGGACGCGCCTCTGGCGTGAACGGTGAGGCCTGTCTCTGCGGCATACTCGGCGAGGTTCTCGTCGATGGCCTGTCTTAATTTCCTGCAGACTGCGGGTGTGATTTTCTTGATTTCCATTTCATTTCTCCCAGACGATCTCGTCGCCCTGTTTCCAGTTATTGCCATGTGAATCGGTGAATGTGATTGGCCCCACGACGGTCCATATGAGGTCGTAATTGTCGGGGACTCCTGTGGATTCGTATCTCATTTCCAGCAGCCCCATCTCGCGCAGGGTGCCGAAAGAAAGACCGTCGATGCTGCCGACGGTCTTGACGGTTGGTGTGATGCTGATCAGCCCCATTAGATATCCTCGGCGGGTACAGCGGTGTATCGGAAGTTGGCGCAGCGATGCGGATTAGAATTAACCGTCGTGTCCAACTGCTTGGCGTGTTCTTCGGCTGCGCCTTTGCCCTCGTACACGACGATGGTGTCGTGATACTTGTAGAAGGCCTTGCGGCTGCCCGTGACGCCACCCCAGACTTCGCACAGGATGACCCACGGGTCTTTGATCTCTACGCTGCCATCGCCCTCGCCTATCGGCACGACCTCGTAGCAGCGCTTGCAGTAGAGTTCGCCGTTCTCGTCGAAGGTGGAGTGTGCGTTGCAGCACGAGGTTGTTTTGATGTGATTGCTCATGCCTTCTGCCAATCGCCAACCCAATAATCGTTAAGTTTGCTGTCGCGAATCTCAATGATCATGGTTCCTTCGTAGAGGCCGTAGGCTTCTGGTTCTATGTCACCAGGGCCAAAGGTAGTTTCGACGGGGCAAGCAAAACTCACCCCGTCTTTCAATCGACCATGAACATGGCATCGATCCCAATGCCACGTTTCGATGTCGGTTCTCAGCCGCTCAAGCTCAAGCTTGATTGCTGGTGTCAGCAGTTCGGAATTCATGCTGCGTCAACTGCGTCAAGGTGCAACACGAAGTCCCGTGCGTACCGTTGAGCAGCAGCCTGTGCGAGTTGCTGACTGAAGCTTTCGAACTGAATGACTATCAGTCCCCGTGTCTTGCTGGTGAATATTGCGATGTAATCTTTCATGAGTTTGCCCTCGTTAAGATTTCGGTCGTTTCCAATATGAGTCGATGTGCGTCTGGACTTTTTCGAAGTCGATCCTGTGGAGAAAGATGGCGATGTATTCCTTGCCCTCTCTCTCTTCAAACAGGTCATCGAAAAGGATTGATGCATCGGTCTCGTCGTCGAAACATTCCGTGCGGTTGTGCGTCTCGTTGGGATAGACGACAGTTACTTGATAAATATTAGTCATGACGCTTTCCTTGCCACGACGCGAACGGTGTCGATTGGAATTTTTTTGGTGTTAGCAGCGATCTGCTGCTTTGAGACGCCGAGCTTCTCGGCGATGCGTTTCCACGCGACCTGCTTGCGGACGCTGTGGCTGACGGTGGCGCGAAACAACTCGCCATCGATCTCGTCGAAACCTGAGTCGATCAGGATTTTTTGAAGGGCGCCCTTCTGCTCTTGAAGTTCAGCGATCTGGGCGAGTACGACTCCGAGGTCATCGGAAGCCTGGATTAGCTTCGGTGTGATCCGTTTGGCCATGGTAATGCTCCTGTATAATGTGATTTGCTACCCTATAAGAGAAGTTACTACAGCACAGTACATCAGTCAAGGAAATGGGGGGTCAAATTGGAGGTAATTCGTGGCAGTATTGTCGTCAATATTGGCGCTACTTTGGAGGTTCAGGTTCCCAACCACTTGGCCCGGCTTCCGGGCTGGACCAGGATGGAGGCTGCCGGCAAGGTCCTCGAGGCCATTGGCCTGTCAGTGGAGGGAGCGAACCGTGTCGAAGTGCGGCCCGTGAACGAGGAGAATTCCGTGATCATCTGGCATCAGTACCCTGGCGATGACAATCGCGTGTCTCAGGTATTCGGGATCGGTCCAGATGCCTGAGATTGATCGACTCAATAACCGTGGCTGGCCGAAGACAAAGCAGCAGGACGCGCTGTGCCAGGCAGTCGTCGTCGACGGGCTGGGTCCGTTCGACGCTGGGCGGAAGGCTGGCTATTCCGAGAGTACCGTCAAGAAAAATATTCCCAGCCTGTTGAAACAACTGGCACCCTACATCGCACATCTCCGGGTGGCGAAGGCCGAAGTCATCCAGCGCAATTTCGATGTGACGGTCGATGCCGTCGTCGAGGAACTCGCTGCCATGGGATTCATCAATCCGAAAGATTACATTCGGGTGGTCGAGTACCGCGGCAAGCCGATGGTGATCGGCAAGGCGCCAGACAAATTGACTGACGACCAGGCAAAGGCGGTGTCCAGCTGGGACAGGCAGAAAGTCGTGGTCGATGGCGGCTACGATTTCGACTACCGCTACACGTTCTACGACAAGCGCCAATCGCTGCGCGACATGGGTCAGCACCTCGGCATGTTCAACGAGAAGCTCATCCTCGAGCAGCGCATCACCAAGACCTACCGAGTGGACCTGTCACAGGTGCCGGACGAGGTCCTTGAGAAATGGATGGGCGAATTGAAGACACACGCAGCGCAGCTACCAGACAAGAGCGCCCCGGCGACAATCGATAATGAGACCGGTGCCCTATCGTGAGGAGGAAATCATGGCAAAATGGGTAATCAGAATTGTGATCATCGTCCTGCTACTGGGCATGATCTATGTGTTTGGCACCGGAGCCATCATGGCGCTCCAGGGAGGCCACCCGTGAAAATTAAGATCGCTTTACTTGCCTGTCTAAATTTAGTCTTCGGGCTAAATGTCGCGCATGCCGACGAGGATTTCTTCTGGTATGCATACCCGATGCCGCAGGCGTACCTCTATGTCCAGGATCCAGTGCGGTACGCGCTGTGGAGCGCTCACTACGGTGATCGCCAGGCTCGTGTTGCCGCTCAATATCCGATCTACCTGCCAGTCGTGGCGACGTATGATCGCGGCAGGCTCCGCCGTCGGGCATGCGAGATTAGAGTTCTTGCTGGACACAGGCAATAGCCATCGCTAAACTTCGGCAAACGCGCGGAGGGTACCGTGATGCCGAGCAGATCGAACAAGCAGGCCAGATACATGGCCATGATTGCGCACAACCCGGAGAAGGCGCGCAAGGCAGGGCCGTCCCAGGCCGTCGCGAAAGAATTCAATAAGGCCGATCAGAAGTCAGGCCTCCTATCTAGGGCAACCAAGAAACATGGGCGTAAGTAGAGACTGCGGCGAGTTCACCGTGCGCCTGTCGGTCAGGGCTGGCATCCACGGGATCGGCATGCGTGGCATCGATCTCACCCTGGAAACCAAAGACGCTGCAGCCGCAGCGCTCGCCGAGCTTCAAGAGAAGCACGAAGAAAAATTACTGGATGAATTTTGCAAGGCGATCGGCTGGACCAAGGCCAAGGCTACGGCAGCGGCCAAGGCGCGGATCGCTGAAGAGGATGCGCTGCGGGATGCTGACGCAAAGGCGAGGAGAGAGTATCGAGAGCGACGAGCGAAGGCGCGGGTTTAGCGCGTTGACAAAAACCCTCGGGCAACGGGCGTTATGCCGTCCGGGTGCAGTCAGGCCACGGGCCTAGCATATGACTGGACCGCGGGGACTAGAGACCTCCTGAGGGTTTTTGTGAGCGCGTTCGGCGAAGAGGCAACCGAAATCATCAGGCGACAGCATGTGCCTAAAACTGCTCGAAGGCTCTCGGTAGCCAGCGCGCTCCTCGATCAACTGAAGGGGGACACGACATGGACTTTTTCAAGAAATTTGGCAAGCAAGCAATCGCCGTCGCCGTCGTCGCCGGCATCATTTTCTTTGTCTGGCCAGGCGCCACGCTGCTGTTCTTCGGCGGCATGGCTACCGGGGTGGTGCTGGGCAATCTATACGAACCGCTCGAGTCAGCGGTGGAGAAATTTCTCAGCAGAATGTAGGAGGGCATCATGGGCCGCAGGAAAAACCTGAAGCAACGGCAAGCGAACGCTGCCGGACGGGCGCGCAACCGAGCGCGTGAGGCAGCAGCGCCGGCAGAGGATTCAGGTGGCGGCACCGATCCTGAGATGGAAAACGAATGTCCGAAGTGCGGTGCGCAGCCCGGCCATCCTTGCGTGACACCGAGCGGCAACCCGACCAGGACACACAAAGCTCGCGAGTGATAGTATTCGCGAGTGATCACAAACCATTGTTGGAGGGCCACAATGGACGAGCGATTGAAACCAGGGCAGCTACACGAGACGCCCGAAGAGGCTAATCCTCTCGACACCTATCCCGAATTCGCGGAGGAATCTCCCGACGTCGGGTTTAGGAAGGAAGGCAACTGGCCAAGTTATCCGCCTTACAACGATCTCGAGCAACCACCGTTCAAGACACGCGCAGCTGATGAAGGCTCATCCGCTACGCTACGCAGCGAACGGGAGGGCAAAGCGGAGAGCGGTGGCTACAGCGATCCTGGCTACGGCAAGGTTCGTGACCTGCCATCGCAGAAGTAATGCCTGACCGTAGGGCAGAACGCAGGGCAAACGCAGGCAGGCCTGACAAGCCTCCGAAGAAGCCGGAAGCGAAACCTCGGCCGCCGAAGAAGCCGCCGAAGAAGCCGCCGACGTACGGTGCCCCAATGGATACGCCAAAGCCCAAACCACCAGGTCGAGAGCGCCCAACGCCGGGTCCTGCCGACGCTGAGACTAGACGCCGCGAGATAGAACGTCGCGTTCAGGAGGGCAAAGAGGCCAGCGAACGAGCGCGCGCCGATCAGGCCAAACCAAGCACCGCACCAAAGCCTACGCCGGAGACTATCGGCGAGCCTGGTCGCTCCACGTACGATGTACTGAAAGAGCGAGGCAAGGACACGGATGAAGCCGTGGAGAGGGCGCAGGAAAAATAATGCCTTCTTCACGGTCAGCCAAAGAGATTTGCCGAGAGGATCCGAAGGGCATCGCCTGCAAGGTAGCAACGAAGCGCGAGGAGCGACGTAAGCGCCGTGAGGAGGAGTACGGCGAGACGCCAGCCCCGAAGCCACCGGCAAAGAAGCCACCGCCCAAGAAGGAACCAACCAAGCCAGCGACCGAGCGCCGCAAGTACCTCGAGGAGAAGATTCGCGAGGCCGAGGGCGGCAACTGAACGAAAGGCGAACGAGACGCGAACGAAACACGAACGGTCGTTCAATGAAAAGCCCAGAGCAATGGCAGGCCTGTCCCTGCGTACATGGGCCATGGTAACGCTGGCCATGGTCATCGTGTGGATAGCGCTGGGCTACGCTGTGCTGACATGAGCGGGAAGGCGCTGGTCATCGTCAAGGACGGTACGATCGTCGTGCGCAGTTCACCTGGTGTGGAGACGGCGCTGATCGTCGAAGGTGAGGACATTGACCTGCCAGATGACTGGGTTGATCTTCCCCATCGTGTCGTGCATTCCCTGGAAATCACCCTAAATCGTGCAAATCATGTGCAAAATCGGCCACCAGGGTGTCCTGAAACACAACCGGGCAGCCCCGGAAGCCTAGAACATCATCAGAACAGCCGGTCAAACCTGATGAAAGCGCCGTATTGCTATGACTGCAATGGCAATCACCCAGAAGGCCAGTGTCCTGGAGACGGCGATGTCTTCGCCAGGGAAGGCCGATCCTGATGCAATGGCTCCGGGTCGTCGTCGTGTACTACATCCTGGTCTACCTGCTACTAGGCCGCATAGCCGTTGATCTCTTCGACCTGATCACATGGCCTACGATGATCGGACTATTCTTTGGTTGTTGCATCGGTCATTACTTGGGTAAAATGGATTCAGGTGGGTTACCGATTGGTAGAAACAGGAGCCGAAGAGCGTGACGCAGGCTGCGAGACTACGATGGAGATACGGGGCAATGATCAGCATAGGGCTGAGCTACGACAACTGAGCAAGCTGCTCGGAGGGTACGCCATTGTCATCGATAACGAGATACCGCCAGACGAGATTCACATCATCCGCAAGACCAACGGCAGCGAGCCTGCCAAGGACATCATCCACCTCGAGGGCTTCAGCTTCGACGAGTGCGCGTGACTGGGTGCAGTCATGAGCGGCCGAGAGATTCTCGAGCCTGACGAGATACCAGAAGGCGGATACGACGCGATCCGTGAGTTCATGCGGTCGATTGCCAAGGAGCTTGCGCGCCGCGGGAACACGCAGCACGAGGTCAATCTCGTGTGCGAGACTCTGATGGCTCAGGTGCAGAACACCTTCGTGGACAACATGCACAAGTTCACCGACGAGGAGATCACGCAGATGTCTGCAAGCATGGCCCTGGTCGCTGCGCTGCTCCGCACCGTGACCAAGAACCCGATGTACGGAAGTGATGCGCTGACGCTGCAGATCGAAGCGAACTGCGAGGCTATCCTGGCCAGCGGCAAGGGCGTTAGGGTCAGGGTATGATCCATGTCAAGCACATCGCTGGGTCCGGTCGAGAACCCGACCGTAGAAGTAGAGGAGAAGAGACCAATGGCTGACGATTTAACGTGGGTCCGAGTAACGAATCGCCTACCGGCGTTCGGCCGGAAGGTAATGCTGACCAGAGACAAGGGCGGCGGTAATCTTGTCGTTGAGTCAGGATCGCGCAAATGCACTGATCAGCGTGGCGAGGTCTGGGATTCTGCAGATCGTGGCCAAGAACTGACTGATGTGACCGCCTGGGCACAGATGCCCAATCCGGCAGCGCCATGATCAGTTACGGAGACCGCAAGCAGCCAGTCAATTGGAGGCGATGGCTGAAGCTTGCATTCTTGGCGTGGGTCATCGTCGTCGTCATTGGCGTGGGCAAGTTCGCGCAAGCCGGCGAGGCTGTGCTGTCCTGGACGGCGCCAACGCAGAACACTGACGGCACACCGCTGACCGATCTGGCTGGCTTCAAGATTTACCTGGGCCAAGTGCAGGGCGGTCCATATCCTGTGAGCGTCGACATCGCTGACCCAACGGCGACGACCTTCACGGTTCCGGGGCTGACTGAAGGCGAGACGTATTTCTTTGTGTCGACGGCCTACAACAGCGCCGATCCAGTGCAGGAGAGCGACTGGTCCAACGAGGTCACCAAGCTCATACCGCCGCTAGTACCGATGCCGCCGACCATGCTGACGGTGCAGAACCTGACGGCGTTCGACATCGTGAAGCAGAAGGACAAGTACGTGCTGCTGGCAGTCGGCACCGTGCCGGCAGGTACGCAGTGTGATCCAAGCCAGACGGTGAACGGCCACTACGGTGTGCCGAGCGACCTGGTGCAGTGGTTTGGCAATGTGCAGCCGCCTGTGGTGGTGGCTGACTGCTCGTAAGAATGTGGGAGCGGATTCGAGAATGGCTGTGCCGATGGCTCGGCCTGTTCTGCAGGAAGGATCCGCTTGGGCCAGTAGAGAACGCGAGGGTTGTGTGGAGGTTAGGACTGATGGCGAGAACAGCGACAGCGAAATGGGAACTGCCGACTAAGCGGCAGAGTGGTCTGCCGGTCGATCCGGCGGAGGTTCAGGGGACAGAGATCGCGCTGGCGGTCCAAGGCGGCCCGTTCTCGGTTCTCGAGCCGATGGTGCCAGCCAGCACACTGGAGCTCGTGATTCCCGATCTGACGCCAGGTGACTACCTGTGCCGCTATGTGCCGATCGATATGGACGATGTCCGCGGTGCCTCGGATGAGGTTCCGTTCAATATCCCAGACGACACACCGCTCGCTGCAGTGGAGAATCCGACGGTAGAGATCAGCCCGTGAACTGGCTCTGGCTGACGCTCGGGGTGATCGTGTTCACCCTGGTGGTCGCAATCCCGTGGGTGAATGGCGTCCTGGATTTCATCATGGCGTATCGCTTCGCTCGGAATCACCACACTGATCGCACTGCGGCGCTGCTGAACTGGAATGCATTCAAGTGGTCGTGGCTGCATCAACTGGACGCCATGGTCGAGGCGATGCCGTTCCTGCGCAAGGACCTGACCGAGACGTTCGGCATTCGCCCGGACGATGGGAGGACGACATGATGGAGTGGATTCTGGAGCACATGGGTACGCAAGAGGTTGGCTGGGTGCTGATCATCGCGCAATTCTTTGCGGTCGAGTTCAAGGCGCTGTTCAATAAAACGAAGGGCGACACCTGGAGCGAGGTCGTGCGGTTTATATTCGGCTTCTCGAAGCGAGCGCAGGCACAGGGCTGGGGTATGCGAGCCAGACGGGGATCGTTCTGGGCGCTTGCAGCCTGGTTCACTGGGCACATAGCATTCGGGTGGTAGATTCGGGCGAGGGCGCACGGAGATCGATCGGGGGCGGGGGCAGCCCTGATCGTGTTTAGCAATGGCGATCACACAGGCGCAGCAGCAGGCAACCTTCACAGAGATGGAGGCCGAATGGCTGCGCCGTGATCTCCGGCGCTATGTCCCTCGAGTCTGGCCACTGGTCGAAGCTCGGGACTTCAAACCGAACTGGCACCTGGACGCGATCTGCGATCACCTGGCGTACGTCACGCTGGGTGACATCCGCAACCTGATCATCAATGTCCCGCCGCGGCAGACCAAGTCGCTGACGGTCTCGGTCATCTGGCCAACCTGGTGGTGGGCCGATGAACCCGAGGTCCAGTTCATGTACGCGAGCTACTCGCATGACCTGGCGCTGCGTGATGCGGTCAAGGCTCGAGACATCGTCCAGTCAGGCTGGTACCAGGAGCGCTACGGCGGCAAGTTCTATCTGGATCCGGGTCAGAACCAGAAGGCGCGGTACGTTAACGACAAGCACGGCTACCGCATCTCGACCTCGGTAGGCGGCAAGACCACCGGGGAGGGCGGCGATGTCCTGGTGATCGATGACCCGCACAACATGATGGATGTGCATTCCGATCAGAAGCGCCACTCCACCCTGTCCTGGTACGACAATAGCTGGCGATCCCGCCTAAATGACCCAACCACAGGCCAGAAGGTCATCATCTGCCAGCGATCGCACGACATGGACCTGGTCGGCCACATCCTGGACGGCGAGGCCGGGCGCTGGGTCACGCTGATGCTGCCCAATGAGTACGACCCTAAGCGCCACTGCCGGACGTTCGTCAATCCGAAGGGTCGCGATCTTGACTACAAGCAGATGGTCGAGGACGACAAAGAACCGCTCTACCAGGACCAGCGCACGGTACCCAAGGACCTGCTGAATCCCCAGCGCTTTGGCGACGAGGAGACCAAGACCGAGAAGAGCGGCATGGGTACCGTCGACTACGAGGCCCAGTACAACCAGGACCCGGAAGCCGGCGGCGGTCTGATCCTGAAGCGCAAGTGGTGGCGGCAGTGGTCCTATCCGCCTGACCATCCAAAGCAAGGCGAGCAGATGCCGTATCCCGAATGGGAGCAGATCATCACGGTCTACGACACGGCGTTCAAGAAAGGGCAGGAGAACGATTACTCAGCGCGCACCAGCTGGGGTCTCTTCTGGCATTCGATCACCGGCCGCCCGGAAGACAACTGCCTGAACGCCATGCTCCTCGAGCGAATGAACGAGCGCATGGAGTTCGGCGAGCTCAGGGAAGCAGCGATCCGCCACGAAAAGGGCTGGGGTCCAGACCACACGCTGATCGAGGACAAGGCATCTGGCATCAGCCTGATCCAGGAATTCGAAGCTGGCGGCATTCCAGTCTGGAAAGTGAAGGCCGGCCCTGAGGATTTGGCATATCGGGCGCACATGGTCTCCGGCATGCTGCGCGCCGGGCGAATCTTCTACGTCCCTCGAGACTGGGCGTACGATGTGATCAGCCAGTGCGCCAAGTTCCCGCAGGTCGAGCATGACGACCTGGTGGCCACCTGCGTGATCTGCTGGGCATTCATGCGGCGCATGGGCGACATCGAGCTACCTGACGACGAGAAGGACAACGAGCTCAGCCTGTGGACTAGGCCGAAGCCGAAGTCGCCGTATGGCTGATTCTCTGGTGCTTGATGTGCCGACGATCGGCGAGCGGACGTTCGTGAGATCGCGAGGAGGTAAGAACGCCTATTCGAGATTGCGTCAGCAGTTCGGATTAGAAATGGTTCTGATCAAGGCTGAGGACTTCGAGGCTGGCTGGTCTACGGCACCGGGCTACGTCGCAGCAGACCTGTCGATGCACAAACTGGACAAGCGATTCGAACGCTTTGAGAAATTCCTTGCCGAGAATGAAGTCATCGAGATGGCCAACGTACACATCACTGCAGGTGGACGTATCAATATCAGGGACGGCAAGCACAGGACTCGAGTGCTGCTGAACCTGGGCATGGAGGCCATACCCGTGACCATGCCGGCGGCATCTGTGGATCTACTTGAGCGGTGCTATACTGACCTGGCCCAAGCGAAGCAGGTGGCTGGAGCCTAGAACACGCATAATCTCCAATCACTGTGGCACCAGGCGGCGCCGGATCCCGCAAGTCCTCCGGCGCCGTTTTTCAACAATCACGCCGAAGCGGTCTGATGGTACGAAACATCGAACGAACACTGCCTACTGATAGAACTGGCCACATCGATCAATGGTGGATAGGCCACACCAGGAACGACATGATCGTGCAGCTTGAGGTTCTCAAAGGCACCATGTCCAAGGCCAACAACCTGGAGCGTCACTTTGCCGCCGGCATGATGTGCGTCACCAATTTCAAGCTCGAGCGCGAACTCGGGCGCTTCGGGGTGGAGTTCGATGGCTGATGCGGATCGCATCTCCGGCAAGCATGGCGGCAAGGTGCCGCTGCAGTACTGGCAGAAATCATTCCTGATCGACATCGAGCCAGACCCGGCGGCACCGTATGTGTCGAAGGTCGGCAAGACCACCTACATCAACACAGCACATCCACACTACACCAGGTGGCTGGTCGGCTTCGTGAAGGGCGCAGCCAACGCTGTCGATGAGGCAATCAAGCGGAAGACAAATTAGAATCCAGGCGCGGCGGCCAGAAGGTATGGCGGCATGCGCGCCGTGGTACACCAGAAAAGGGTACTATCAGGGACATGCGCGGCCTGTAGCCACTGGTCGCCGCACAACGAGGAGAAATCGATGAGCGTGATCTATTACTGCGACGCACCGAGTTGCGGCAAGAAGCAGCAAGGCACTTCCGAGAAGCATCCCAAGGGCTGGATGTCCTGCACCGTGGCGGACAAACTGTTCGATGCATGCAGCAAGGAGCATGCGGACAAGATTGTCGAGACCTATACGCCACCGCCTGAGCCTGAAGAGGAAGAGGCCGAAGACGGTTGAGCGATCTCGTTCTGTGGCCTGACCCGCGGCTGAAGGAGACCTGCGAGCCAGTGCCATACGGCATGGACTGCAACGAGATCATCGACACCATGCGCCGGGTGAAGGAGGAGCATCACGGGCTGGGGATCGCCGCACCGCAGGTCGGCGAGATGTGGCGCATCATCATCGTCGAGGACCTGATCATCGTTAACCCGCGGATCGTCAAGGCATCCGAGCAGATGCGCTGGGTCTGGGAGGGCTGCCTGTCGTTTCCCGAGACCTGCCCGAAGTACGCTCAGGACATGAGCAAACTGCGCGACGGTGACCTGGTGCGCGTACATCGGCACAAACGCATCAAGGTCGACGGCTTCGATGAATCATGGGGCCGCGTCAGCACGAAAGGCTCAGACTGGAAAGGTGCCTGCATTCAACACGAGATCGAACACTTGGACGGCGTTACGTTAGCGGACCATCGTAGACGATAGATTTGCTGCACTGTATGGCGTGCGTGTACACTTCGCGAAACCGGTGCGGAGGGCGACCGCGATGGCACGTGAAGACGTTGGCTCGTTTGTTGAAGAGCTACCTGTAACAGCACCCAAAGTTCAACGAGCGAATGGCGCGCTGGTCACCCAGCAGGGTGATGACACCATCGTCGACCTGGAGCCTGCCGAGGCTGCAGCATTCGAAGCCCCCGAGATGGATCCAGACTGGCATGCGAATCTCGCTGACCAGTTGTCCGGCACCGAACGCCACGCCATCGCCGACCAGTTGCTCGAGTATGTCGAGCTCGACAAGCAGGTCCGCGAACACCATTTCCGCCGCATCAAAGATGGCCTTGAGCTTCTCGGTCTCAAAGACCTACCTGAATCGGACACTCCGTTCGACGGCGCTGCTACCGTCACGGACCCCCTAATCGGCGAAGCAGTTGTCCAGTTCTCGTCGCGAGCGATCGAGGAGCTTTTTCCTGCCGATGGCCCGGTGAAGGCCGCTGTCGTCGGTGAACCTGACGACGAGAAGCAGGAGCAGGCCCAGCGGCTCGAGGACTACATGAATTACCAGTTGACGGTCGAGGACCAGGGTTACTACTGGGACGTTGACCAGATGCTGTTCTACCTGCCGATGTCGGGATCGGCGTTCAAGAAGATATACATCGACCCGATCACCGAGATGACCACTGGGCGCTACGTGACGGCCGAAGATTTCATCGTGCCGTACTACTGCAAAGACCTGAGGTCGGCTACCAGGTACGCGCACGAGTACACGATGGAGGGCAACAACATCAAGCGCGCCCAGGTCGACGGCCAGTTCCTCGAGGACGCTGTCCTGGTACCCAGCCCACAGATTCAATCCGATAAGAACGTAAGCTTCACCGATGAATCCATGGAGGATGTAGCCGACGATCGTGTGCCGGTGGTGCATGAGGACGACCAGGTATACAAGCTTTACGAGTACCACGTCGACTACGAGATGCCGTTCGATGACCCGGAGATCACCGAAGACATCGACATCGCGCCGCCGTACATCGTCACCATCGAGGAGGAATCCCGTGAGGTCCTGTCAGTCAGGCGCAACTGGAAGAAAGGCGACGCGAAGTACCGCAAGCGCGTCTGGTTCGCGCACTACAAGTTCCTTCCTGGCCTCGGGTTCTACGGGTTCGGATACCTCCACATCATTGGCGCGCTGGCGAAAGCCGCCTCTGGCTCTCTACGAGCAATACTTGATACGGCAGCGCTATCTAATCTCCCTGGTGGCTTCAAGTCCAAGAAGGCCAAGGTAAGC